GCAGCGGGGGTGCCGGGCTTGAGCTTGACCGCCGTCAGGTTCGCGGCAGTGTCGAACTGCAGCACCACCCGGTCGATGCGGGGCAGGGTGCTGTCGGCGTCCGGGATGGTCAGGGCGACCGCTTCCCGGCTGCAGGCGGAGACGCCCTTGAAGTCGTCGTAGTTGACCCACGCAAGGCCGGGGGCCACGGTGATCTGCCGCGCGCCGGTGACGCTGACGGCGTAGTTCGTGTCCTTAGAGTAGACGCCGGAGGTGCGGGTACACAGATAGGTGCTCACGTCCTCAGCGTCGTAGGTCACGCCGTTCAGCGGGTAAGTGATAATGCTCATGGTTTCCTCCTGAGGATCGGTGTGCCGATCTCGGTGGTGACCGTGTTCTCGCCCTTCTGGGAACTCAGGGTCACACTGGTAATGCGGGCAGCTACCTGGATGTCGGTGCCGGGGAGGCTGGCGGCCACCACCTTGCCCACCGTGACGCTGCCCGTTGGCGTGAAGCGGAAGTTTTCGATGCGGGTGTGCTTGGCGAGTTCCTGCTCGCCCAGCGCCCGCAGGGCGGCCAGATATTCCTCCTGCGTCTGGCCGTCCTCCTTCTTTTTGCTGGAGGCGTCCAGATACAGTTCCCGCCGGGCAGAGCCGGTGTTGCCGGTGGCACCCACGGTGACGGTGCCGTCCGCGCCCGCCACGGTCACGATGTTCTTGTAGTCGGTGATGCTCTCAGTGTAGGTCAGGCCGGTCAGGTTGCCGTACTGCGGGGCGTACCGGGCGTTGGGATCCAGCTTTGGGCGGTACAGCTCAAACAGCAGCTTCTTGGCCGGCTGGTCGAACCGCACCCGGAAGCCGATGTCCAGTTCCTGGCACACCTGTTCGGCGATGCTGAGCAGGCTGCCGGGCTTGACCTCGCCGGTGTAGGCGTCAGCAAGATCTGCAAGCACGCCCAGCTCCAGCCCCGGCCATGCAGCCGCACCGGACACAAGGCTGCGCAGGGTGCTTTCCACCGCAAAACCGCTCAGGGTCTGGGTGCTGATGCGCTCGTCCAGGATGCAGGCGGCGTCCCTGGCCGAGATCACGAGCTTGTGTTCGGAGCGGTCGGTCTGCGCCGAGCAGATGCGCATGATGCGGTCGGAGCCGGTGAGCCAGAGGTACCGGTCCGGGCGGCACAGCGCCTGCAGGTCGGTGGAGGCGTGCAGCTCCAGCTGCGCACCCTGCACCCCGCTGTACACGTTGTAGCGCTCCGGCCAGACCAGCGACACCCAGCTTTCCAGCCGGGCCAGCAGGTTCAGCTGGCCGTCGTAGACGCAGATGCTCTTGTGGCCGCCTGCGGTCAGGGCGCTTGTCCGTTCAGCCATTGCCGCCCACCTCCAGGACCACGGTGGAGAACGCCGTGCTGCAGGTCAGGGTCAGGAACAGCCATTCCGTGCCGGAATCCGCTGTGCGCTGCCATGCCTGCGTCCCGTGGCGCAAAGTCCACAGGGTGCTGCTCCCGTCCAGCGTGGACATGATGTTGTAGCCGGTGCCGTCGATGATCTGTTCCAGTTTCAGCTGGCCGCTCTCGCGGTACAGCCGGAGCTTGTCGCCGTCCTGCAGGGTGGTGACAAAGCGCAGGAACTCGCCGGTCTCCGGGTCCTTGACGCCGGGGTTGACCACCGGGCCGCGGGCCTCCAACGTCAGCTGCCAGTCCTGGGTGTCCAGCCCGGTGTTGGCGATGCGGAGGTAGTTGGCCTGTTCCCGCACGCCGTAGCTGTGCACATCGTAGCACACCGGCAGGCGGAAGGTGGGTGTTACGCTCAAGGTCGAGACGGTGAGCTCCTTCACGCTGTGCCAGTAAGGGTCCGGGCAGTAGAGCTGAAACGAGAAGGTGGGCCACAGGCCGGACACGCTGATGTCCGGGGTGCGCTGCACCTCGGCGTCGCACCAGTAGGCCCCGGCCACGGTCAACCGGCCGGTGACGTAGGGGGCAAACACATCCCGCAGCTGGCGCTTGCAGTAGTCCTGATTGCGCAGGATGCGCCCGGTGACCGTGCGGGTCACGCCGGAAATGCTCCGGCTCTCCACGATGGCACCCACTTGCTGGTAACCCTGGCTGGTCTCCAGATCCACGGGCAGGTCACCCAGCGGGGTGATGCTCCACAACACGCCCGCCTTGTAGCCAAAGGAAAAGGTCAGGCCGTTGCTGGCCTTGAAGATCGCGTCAAACACCCTGCAGCACCGCCCTTTCCTGCTCGTACTGTGCCTCGCGCATCAGGTCGGCAGCCGTCTGCGCTTTGCTGTAAATGTACTGGTTGACCTCGATGTTGGGGCGCTGGGTGCGCTGCGGCAGCGGGGCACGCTTCTCGTAGTCCCACAAAGAACCGGAGGCCGTGGAGGTCGTACTACCGGAAGTGCTACCGGAGATGCCGGGCGTGGTCTTGCGCTTGAACGCGCCGCCGACGCTGGCCACGATGGCCGCAATGGCAGCGGTCAGGGCCACGCCTGCCGCGATCATGAGCAGCGCCTGCGGGGCACCGAATCCGGTGGGGAACAGTGCCGCCGCGACGGCTTCCAGCATGCCCACAAAGGCGCTGCCGATGGAGCCAATCAGGGTGCCCATGGAGGCCAGAATCTCCGGGAAGCTGGAGATCAGTCCGCCCTTCAGGCCGGTGCTGATGGCAGCGGCAGCCGCAGTGAGCGGACCTTTGAGTCCCTGAAAGATGCCGGTGAGGGTGGAACCAAGGCCCTGCGCCTGCGTGAGCACGTCTGCAAAACCGCTGGTCAGGCCCTTGGCGAGGTCGCCGCCCATATCCCACAGGCCGTTGGAGACGGCACTGACCCCCTTGCCCAGCGCGTTGTTGACCTGCTGGATCAGGTTCTTGCCGAAGTCGTCAATGAGCTGCTTTGCCTGCGGGGCAAGGCCGTTGTACAGGGTGGACAGCACCCATTCGCCGACAGACTGCCAGTCCTGCTTCTTCACAGCAGTCACCAGCGTGCTGAAGGTACCCACCACGCCCTTGTCGGCCTCGTCCTGCCAGCCCTTGACGAGGCCGTCAAAGCTGTTGGCAGAGGCTTTCTTGATCTCCTCGGTGATCTGCGGGACACCATCGGCGGCAATGGTCTTGACCCGCTCCACCGTGACCAGCGCCCCGTCCACGATGTCGTTGCAGGTCTCGGTGATGACCTGTTTCTGGGTCGTGGTTTTGTCGGTCAGGGTCTCGGTGATGGTCTTGGTGCTGGTGGCAATGCCGTTGACCACGGAATCCGTTGTAGACGTAACGGTCTTGGCTACAGTGGCAGCGATCTCTTCATAGGTCTTCTGGGTCTGGGCCGTGGTCTTGCCGTGGTCGGTGACATACTTGGTGACAGTCTTGTAGTTTTTCACCACGCCGTTCACCATCTCCTTGCCGGATTCGGTCACGGTGCGGGTCAGCCGGTCATACTCCTCGCTGCCCTTGCGCAGGTGCTCGGTGAGCTCGGTGGTCTGGATGGTCACCTTGCCCAGGGCGTTGGTGGTGTCGGTGTGGCCTGCGTCCTGCAGGGACCACAGCAGGGTCTCGGCGGCCTGTGCGGCGGCCTTGGTCTTTTTGGCCGCCTTGGTGGCGGCGTCCCCGGACTTGGTATAGGCCGGGACGACCACCTCCGCCATGGACTGGGCGCTGTCGGCCACGTCGGCGTTGGCGTTCGCCCAGACGGAGGACCAGTCGTTCCCGCTGGCGGTTTTAGCAATTGTGGCACCGGCGGTGGCTGCGATGGCTCCTGCACCAACCGCACCGCCTTTGCCGGTGAGGCCGTTGATAAAGCTCTGGATAAGGTTCTTGCCCCACTGTACCGCCTGCGAGGGCAGGCTCTTGATCCAGTTCAGTGCGCTGGAAAAGCCGCCCTTGAAGGCGTTCAGCATACTGCTGCCCATGCTCTTGACGCCGTTTGCCACGCCGGTGAGGATGTTCTTGCCGATGTTCAGCCAGTTAATGGCCGAGATCACCGACAACACGGCCTGCAGGATCTTCTTCCAGTTGGCCAGCAGATCCGGCACCGCCTTGACGATGCCCACGACCAGCTGCACGATGATGGAAACACCTTCAGCCAGGATCTTGGGCATGTTGTCGTTGATGATGCCGCAGATGTTGATGATGATATCCGGCACATAGGCGATCAGATCCGGCAGACCGGCGATCAGGCCGTTGATCAGCTGGGTGATAAGGTTCAGACCGGCGTCCACAAAGCTGGCCGCGTTGTCCCGCAGCTGGTCCGTAAATGCCAGCAGCTGCGGCAGAGCGGTGGAGAAGAACTCCGGGATGCCCTCGGTGAAGCCCTGTGCCAGGGAGCTGAGCAGCTCGGTGCCGGTCTGCAGGAGCTCCGGCACAAGGCTGTAAACGATTTCCGGAATGCCTGCCAGTACATTGCCGATCATGGGCAGCAGATTGTCCACAAGGAAGGTCTGTGCCGTGTCGGCCAGCGCCTGCAGCGGTTCCGTCAGATCGGCACCGGTGGACCAGTTGCCCATCACGTTTTCCGCCGCTGCCTTCATGGCGGCAAAGCTGCCGGTCAGGGTGATGGATGCCTCCTTGGCCGTGGTGCCGGTGATGTCCATCTCCTTCTGGATGACGTGGATGGCGCTGTACATGTCGGCCAGGTTGCCCAGGTCGTAGTGCACGCCAGAGAGTTTCTCGGCGTCCTTCAGCAGGCGCTGCATCTCGGCCTGCGTGCCGCCGTAGCCCAGCTTGAGGTTGTCCAGCATGGTGTAATTCTGCTTGGCAAACCCCTGATAGGCGTTCTGGATGTCCTGCATGGAGGTGCCCATCTTGTTGGAGTTGTCGGCCATGTCCACCATAGCCATGTTGGCCAGATCGGCAGCCGCCTGGGTGTCCTGGCTCACGCTGGACAGCAGGCTGGCGGCAAAGCTGGTGGTCTGCTCCATGTAGTCGTTGGCCGAAAGCCCCGCGGACCGGTATGCCTGCGCGGCGTACTCCTTGACCGTGTCGGCACTGTCCTTGAACAGCGTTTCCACGCCGCCAAGGCTCTGCTGCAGGGCACCGCCCATGTTGATGGAATCCGAGATGATCTTGCCGATGCCGGCAGCCGCGATCACCTTTTTCAGGGTGCCCACCAGCTGGGCACCGAGGGACTGTCCGGCGGCGTCACCGGCTGCCGCAGGCTCCCCGCCCAGGGCTTCGGTGATCTTGCCCTGGATGCCCTCTGCCGAGGGCACGATCTGCACATACGCTTTTGCCAGCTCAATGCCGTCCGGCATGGTCATCCACCTCCTTTCAGGGCCGCAAGGGCGGCCTCAAACTCTTCCGGGCTGTCGTAGCTCTGCACGTCGGTATCGCTGTCCGCGGACAGGCCGTGCAGGTCTGCCAGCACAGAGGGCACCGTCCGGGTGTCGTTGCTCAGGCCCCACAGGATCTGCGTCAGGCGGTCGGCGGTGTAGGCTTGCAGCTCGATGTGCAGCGGCACGGTCTTGCCGCTGGCCTTCATCATGCTGCGGCTGTCCTCCGGCAGGCCGGCAGCAAGGGTAGCCGCCAGACGCAGCGGCAGGCTGCGCCAGTCCAGCACATGGTAATATTGCGCGAAATCGCAGATGAGCGCATCCTCGTCCGACGCGATCAGTTCGGCGAGGATGCAGAGTTTTTTCCGGCAGAAAAGCTGGTCAGCAGTTCATTCAGAGCCTGCGCCACCGCCTGGGGCGGCACACGGCCCTTGTCGTTGCGCAGGTGGTCATAGAGCTTCTTGCGGCCCTCGGTGCCCAGCAGGCGCTCGGTCAGGTGGCTCATGCTGAACACGTTGCCGTCCTGCATGCCGGAAATGGCGTCGAACAGTTCCTGGTCCTCCAGAGCGTCGTCCTCCAGCTCGATGGAAAAGCCGGATTCAGTCTTTGCAGTGATCATGCCTGCACCTCCTTGGTCTTGGCAGCGGCCTGGGCGGCAGCAGTGCCGCCCAGAATGTACTCGTAATGGGTGTTGCCCTGGGCATCCGGCACGGCGGTCAGGGTGGTGTTGTAACCCACGGCGCTCTTGGCGTAGGTGATATCGCCCACGGCGGTGACGGCGGCATCCGGGATGACGATGCGCTTGACCGCCTTGTTCTTCATCACCATCTCAATGACCCAGCTGCAGTCGGCCTGCTCCTGGCTGTTGGCCTGCACGGTGATGCCGGTCTCCAGCGTGCCGGTGACGTTGCTGTCACCATACACGGACTTGAGCACCTCCACGTTCAGGGCCTCCAGCAGGGTGTACTGGAAAGTGTCGGGCTTCTCGGTCTGCTGGGTCAGCACGGTGTCGCCGCCCCAGGCAGTGGTGTTCTCGCTGGAGGGCGAGTTGCTGTTGGTCACGCCGTCCTCGGAGGCGTAGCCCAGGCACTTAAAAGCCTTGTCCAGTTTGGTCTTGGCGTCGGTGGGCAGCGGGGTGCCCAGCGGGGCACGCCAGATGGCACCGCCCACTTTGGGCTTGGCGGCGGTTACTTTGGTTGCGTCTGCCATGTGTAGTTCTCCTTTCACAGGTCAGTAATGAGTGATAGAAAAAACGGCCTGATAGCGGGGCCGTTTGCGGGTGGTGTCCGGGAAATTGTAGTCGGTGATAAGGTCGCAGGAGACCACTTCCGGCAGGGTGTCGGCAGCCTGCATGGCGGCCTTGATCTGCTCGTTGAGCTGGGCAGCACCTAAGGTGCCGTCATGGTCGCAGGCATTGTGGCCGTAGGACTGCACCGCCAGTGTGGCCGTGTAAATGCCCTCGTCGCAGTCGGAGCCGGTCTTTTCCAGGACACAAAAATTGCCGGAGGGGTTCTCCGGCACGGACATAAAGCAGGGAAAACCGTTTTCCCGCAGGTAATTCAGGATGATTTCTTCGATCATTTCAGGGCCTTTAAAATGGAATTGGTGTCGGCGTTCTCCTTGCGGGCGGCATAGCTTTCCGCCCGGACTTCCGCCACGGCACGGGTGGGTGCGGTGTAGTACACGGCTTCGTACCCGTCGCCCAGGCGGCTCTGGGCCGCAAAGGCAAGGCGGTTCAGGCCGTCGGCCAGTTCCTTGCTTTTCAGCAGCTTGCCGACGCCTTTCTTGTTCAGCCTGACCTTGACGTTATTCAATCCGTTCTACCTGCACTTTCTTGTTCCAGGCCAGAGGCACAAGCGCCTCGATGTACTGGGAGGCACCGCCGTACACTCGCCATTTCTGGCCAAAAAATTCCACGGTGCAGCCCTCCCAGCGGTGAGCGTCGCCTTTCGGGATGCACAGCTCGTAGGCCACCCGGCGGCCCGTAAGCTGCAGGTCGGTGACCACGGCGGCATTGTCCACCGGCGTGATGAGCACATTTTCCACCGTGACCGGTGTTTCGGTGTAAACCGGAGCGTGAAAAGCATCCTCGCCGGTCTGGGTGCGCTCATAGAGGATGACGGGGATGCCTTCAATCAGAGCCATAGGGTTCGATCACTCCCATCCGCTGACGGCGCAGGCCCAGCCGGGCCAGCTCCGATTTTTTGATGAACAGGCCGCCGCCGGGCACCAGAAAGGACCCGGACGCCGAGTAGCCGCCGGCTGCCTGGGTGATCTGGGTCATAGGCTCCTGGTTCGTGCTGGTCATCAGGGTGCGGGCGGCCACATCCACGGCCACGCTCTTGGCCACCATGGCCAGCGCCGGGTCAGCGGCCACCAGTGCGGGCAGGTCTTTGCCTGCCTTGCGGGCCTCCACGTCCAGGCTGGCCGAAATGACATCCAGCAAGGAGAACGCCCTTGCCTGCTCGGCAGCGGTCATGGGACGCCACAGAGCGGTCATGTCCTCCACGGTGGCGTAGCTCATTCAGCAGCCTCCGGTTTCTCCTTGGCGGTAGCCTTGGGTTTGGCCGCCTTTTCTGCCTTGACGGGCTCCCAGTCCCCGCCGGAAACGCGGCAGGGCGTCTCGATCACAGCGCCGGTGCGCTTGTTGCGGTACAGCATGGCGTGTCCTCCTTAGGCGTTGGCCTTGATGTGGGCGAATGCGGACGGATCCAGGATGCCCCAGCCGATGTAGGCCTCGCCGCGCAGGTATACCTGGTTGTGGCCCTTCAGGTCACCCAGATCCGCATCGTTGTCGGGATTGCCGTACTGGATCACCTCAATGGGCATCTCCTTGGCGTAGCCCCACTTGAAGCAGTTGGTGAAGTCGCCCACCAGCGCACGGTCTAGGCTGGAACCGGCGGACAGGTTGGAGGTGGATTCCACCCGCAGGCCGTTCACCTCGCCGGGGTTTGCGCCCCAGGCCAGCTGCGGGTACAGCTTGGCACCGTCGGTAGTGGTCTGGGCCGCCAGAGCGCTCTTGAAGCTGGGGGCCAGCACCATGCCGGTAACGTCCCGCTCCGCGCCCTGCACCAGGGCGATGGCGGCCTCCACGTTGGTGTCGGGCTTGTCGGAGGCGGCAATGGTCACGGCCTGGGTGACCTTGCTGTCAAAGTGGTTGGTGCCGATGACGCCGGACGCAGAGCCGGTGCGGGGGTTGATGCCGTGGAAGGCCATGAGGTCCAGACCCTTGGCCACCTTCTTGGCAAAGCCGTCCGCAAAGGCGCTCAGAACGTCCATCTGGGCGTCCTCGGAAGCGTACAGGAACTCGTCGGACACGCGTGCACCATACTCGATCTTGATGGGCACGATGGTGATGGGCTCCACGGTCATGCCGCCCTTGCCCTTGGCACCGTTTTCTGCCACGATGTCCACTTCCTTGTCCAGCGTGAAGGTGAATTCCTTCTGGCCGTTGAAGGCGATGGGCGTTGCGCCGCAGAGCTTGGCCAGCGCGGACGCGCCGGTGGTTTTCTGGATAAAGCCGGGGATCAGCTCCTCCGGGAACAGGGAGCCTTTGCTCAGAATATCTGCCATGATGTGTTCTCCTTTACTCGTTGTTCATCAGCTGGTTTGCGAAACTGCGCCAGGCGGCCTTTTTGCCGCTGCCGCTGGGGTCGGGGTCGCCGCGCAGGGGTGCGGGCGGGGTCTTGGGCTTGATCAGCTGCAGCAGGTTCTGGGCGTCCTTGCGGATGTCCTCCTCCTTGGAGCCGGTCAGGCGGCCCGCCAGGTCGAACGGCAGGCCCACCTCATGGGCAACGCGGGTCTTGAGCGCGTCCGTCTCGTAGGTCTGGCAGCGGGTGTTCAGCTCCGCCACCTGCCCGGCGAGGGCCTCGTTCTGGGCCTTGAGGTCGTTGTAGTCGGCGTAAGGGGCCAGCCTGTCAGCGACAGCGGCCTCAAACGCCTCCTGCGTGGTAATGGGTTCAAATGCTTCTGCCATGGAATACCCTCCTTTATGGCAACAAAAAAACAGGCCCGGGTGGCCTGTTAATAGCGGATGCGCTGCCGGCGCTTGCCCTTGCCCTCGGCGCACTGCCAGTGGGCCAGGATCACGCTGTCCAGCAGCTCGATGTGGCCGCCCTCGGTCAGAGAGCGGTAACCGAAGCCGCCGTTGGAGCCGATGGCCCGCTTTTCGCAGTTGGAAGCAGCCTGCGCAAGGCCGGGCTGGCCGGCATGGCACAGGGCTTGCGCAAAAAGGGCCTGCTCGAAGGCGGCGTTGGCGGTGATGACCTGCTTGACCGTGGGCAGCACGGGGGACCTGAGGTGGGCGGCCTTCATGGCGTCGGCCAGAAGCTGCTGCCCGCTGGCCCCGTCCACCGCCACGGCGGCTAGGTCGGCTTTGGATAGAAAATCAAGAAGCCACCCGCTGCCGTCCCGGGTAGGGTGGCAGCCGATGGCTTCCACGAAGATAGCGTTGTCTTTGGTGCGGCACGCAACGGCCAGCGCACAGCTGGTGCCGTCGGTGCTGAACTTGATGCCGGCATACAGCTTGCCGGTGAGCTTGGGCAGGGTGTCGGTTTTCAGTTCGTCCCACTCTGCCCGGCTGATGGCCGATTTGAGGTTGTACCGAAGCCACAGCCCCAGACGCTGGATGTTGAAGTCGATGGGGTCATCGCCGATCTCATCCGCCACACTGCGCTCGGTGAAGATGGTGCCGAGGCTGGGGTTCGTCTGATACCAGGCCTCCACGTCGTGGGGGTCGGTCTGCTGCTCCACGCTCCACTCGGCCCAGCCGGTGTTCTGCGTGTCGCCCCGCAGGGCGGCGTTGCGCATTTTGAGGAACACCGTGCCGGAGGACACCGGCGTGGGCGGGGTGCCGCAGAACAGGGTCTGCGGGTTCTCGCTGTCAGTGACCACATACTTCAGGGCACTGGCCTGATCGTCGGTGTACTCCTGGGCCTCGTCGATGACCAGCAGGTCAAAGCCCTCGCCCAGGCCGCCCTTGGAGGAGCGGGTGCGGAACTCGATGCGGCCCTCGCCCTCTTCCAGCTGGATGTGCTCCCGGCCCACGGCCTGAATGGATTTATAGGGGATCTTGGCCTTGTCCAGCAGGTGGCACAACCGCTCCCAGGCGGCCCGGGAGGTGGTGGTGCGGTGGGCGGTGTGCAGGATGCTCTCGCCCTGCTGCAGGCCGTACAGCTCCCGGATGGCGGCGATCTCGTTCTTGCCGTTGCGGCGGGGCACGGCATAGCCGAACTTGGTATGCACCCACAGATCCTCCTCGTTGCGGGCAAGGATGTCATACAGCAGCAGCTCCTGCCACTGCTGGGCGATGCGCCCGGTGGAGTTGTACAGGTCGATGGCGTCCTGGCCGAAGGTTTTGGTGTAGGGCAGCACCACGGCGGCAGTGGGCGTCTGACGGCCAAGTCTGTCCGTGGCAGGCGGCTTGCGTGTCCGTGGCATGGTGGGCAAGGTCCCTCCTTTGCATGAAAATAATGGCACCGTATGCTGGAATCGAACCAGCGGCCTGTGGTTTTGGAGACCACTGCTCTGCCAACTGAGCGAATACGGTATAAAAAACCACTGTTGTGCCTTTGGGAGGGCATACAGTGGTTAAAATGGGGTGTTTTAGTGAATGTTCTTTACGGTTTGACCTCCACGCTGGGCAGGATGTCCGTATGGAAGTACAGCTTGTAGTGGTAGGGGTCGGTATGGGTGCCGGTGATGTCCTCCACCACATACATGGTGTAGTCGTTCAGATAGATGTAGTTCTTGCGATAGGTATCGGGGCCAATTTTCACTGTGCAGACCAGCTCATTGTTCGAGTTGTTGGAAATGGACATGTAGCCCTCGGCTTCCAGAATGACCTTATCAGTGCGGGCATTGTAGACGGTGATCTTACGCTCGCTTTCAAAGTAATCTGCCTGCTTGGAAATGTTGGCGTTGGCCTTATCTGCTTCCGAACAGCCGCACAGCAGGATGGATGCGACCAGTGCAAGGGCGAGAAGAATCTTTTTCATAGGGTTCTCCTTTCTGATTTTGGGTAAAAGAAAACCACGGTGCGTGTGCATCGTGGTTCAACAGCATGAATTTATTTTTGACAGAGGATTTTATAAAGATCTGCCTGGTAGTTTTTTGGCGCTTCTTTGGCAGGGGCAGGTGCTGCAGAAGCCTCTGACTTTCCATACTTTGCGTAAAGCTCGCGTCTTTTCTTCAAAAATTCCTGATGAACAATCTGCATCCGGTCATTTGCCAAACTGTCACGTCGTAGGCCGTGTTTTTCCTGCTCAGCTACAGCTTCCTGTTCACACACAGCCTGCTGTTCTGAATACCAGGCACGCAGTTCTTTCCACTCTTCATCAAACGAGCTCATGAAAATCAAACCCTTTCAACTTGCCAGCCAGGATCCGCATCGTTTCAAGTTGGATAAACTCAATGCTTTCTCCTGCATCAAAAATACGATTCTGAACTTCCAGACGGGCCGCTTTATACGCGGCGGCTATTTCTTCGCGGTTCAGATCTCCAGTGTACTCAAATGAGTAACGGCGGTTTCCGGTCGTAAGAAACTCTGTGCCAGTTTTATGTTCGACAGAAAAACAAACATCGTCCATACTGAAAGAATCACCGGAAAGAAAGCCCTCCCAGACCGGATGATTATGCGCACCGATACTACCCATTAGAGAATCTTCTCCAATAAGTGCAGTGTTTACAGTAGCATGTGTTCCGGTAAGCCGGTAAACATGACCATCCGGAGAAAACACAATGGCATGTTCCACAGGAGAGTTGCTGTGCTGTTCCAAAAACGTAATAAGCTGCCGGTTTATAGAAGCCTTATTGGAAAAGTCAAGCGGCTCAACGCTGTTGATGGTGGTGTCGCCGTCTGTAAAACCAACTTCACCGCTGGATCGAGGGCGTACACCCGTAGGCAAAGCAGAAGGAACCTGCTTTCTGGCTTTAATTTTATCACGTTCTTCCGGGTCTGTCCACGTCTTGTTCCACACGTTCTGCCGGCGACCGGAGCCGGGGTCATATTCCACCCGGCAGCGGCAGCGCTCGTGGCGGCGGTAAACATCTTTCGGCACATGGGGGTAATCGTAAGTACCGGCCAGAGCGCTGCACCATTTGCAGCAGTGGCTCTCAGCGGTGCGGATGACCCGGGGCCGCAGCCCGGCCTTGCCCTGAAAATCCACGTTGCGTTTCAGGGTGTCATCCACCACCATGCGGGAGAAGGTGCGCACCGGCTCGTCCAGTGCCCACGCCACATCTTTGAACTGCTCTGCCATGGACACTTTGTTCAGCAGGCCGTTCACGGCGTCGGTGTTCAGCACGGCCCGCTGCGGGGCAATGCCAAGGTTCGCCTGCCGGTTCAGTGCTTGCTGCACCGCTGCGGAAGCGTCCGCCACCAGCAGGTGCTCCTCTTCCAGCATGGGACGCACCACCCGGTCGGCAATGTTCCAGTAGAGCCTGCCCTCCGGCAGGGCGTCGGCGGTCAGGTTGCGGCGGAACGCCTCGGCCAGGGCATTGCCCACAAGCTCAGCATAGTCTGCAGCGGCAGCGTAGGTGTCAGCGGCGGGCTTTGCGTCGCCCAGCAGCGCCCGGAAGTCGGCCCGGATGCGCTCCAGCAGCTCCGGGGCAATGTCCTTGTCGGCCATGGGTGCCTCCTCAGCTCTCGGAGCGGATGCCGGTCAGGTCCCGCAGGTTCTCCGCACCGAAATAACCGGGGATGGCCGTGTTGATCTTGCCCACGGCGTCCCCGATGCCGGACAGGGTGGCGGCGTCCGGCTCGAACACCGGCTCCCACACCGGGCGGGTGAGGTAGAGCTGCTGACGCTGGTAGGCAATGCCGTCCCGCATGCAGGCGGCCAGATACCCGGCGTTCAGGAAGCCGCTGCCAAAGGTGCGCTGTGCTTTGCGGGCAGCCAGGCGCAGGCTTTCGTGGCTGGACTTGATGGCCTCGGCGCTGGACGGGTTGTCGGTGACGAACCCCAGATCGTCCAGCGTCAGGCCGGTCTCTCCCGCGAACAGCGCGGCAAAAGTGCGCAGCTGCTCGGTGTAGGGGCTCATGCTCTGCTGGGTGAACTGGCCCACCACCGGCTTGTCGCCGTCCTCGTCCTTGGTGAACTCCAGAAAGCTGGAAATGGTGGCCTTCCACTTGTCCATCTGCTCGGCGTCGCTGGAGGTGCCCAGCACATATTTCTGCGGGAAGGAATAGAACTCGGCGCTGATCTCGCTGCGCTTGAGGGTGCGCAGGGCTCCCTGCTGCAGGCCCATGCAGGCACGGGAGATGCGGCTGTGGCCAAAGGGCCGCTTGGCGTCCGGGCGGTACACGACGGGCACCAGCAGCGGGGCCGGGGCGGGGTTGGGCACCTGATACGGCTTCTGGCCGTTGGGGTAATACCAGGTACTGCCCGTGGTGAAGTAGGCCTCCAGCAGAGGCTTGTCCGTTTCCGGGTCGCGGGCCAGAACGGCATATCCTTCCGTGAGCAGGCCGGTCACCTCGTCCATGATGCCGGTGGCATTGCCGCCGTCGATGACCTGCAGCCGGGGGTAGCCGCTGCCGTCCGGGCTGATGTACAGAAAGCAGCAGCTGGAAATGAGGGCCGACAGCACGGCACTGTCAAACAGGGTGTCTGCGTTGTTCATCTGGTAGATGGAGTTCAGGTCAAAGTTATCATCCCGGAACTCCCGCCAGACCAGCCGGTCGGCCAGAGCGTCCACAGCTTTCCCGCACCAGCCCAGCGTCTCGCTGAAAAAGCGGAACTCATCCGGGGTGACCTTGCCAAAGTCCTTTACTGCGTTCTTCATCTCGTAATACTTGTAGCGGGTCAGCACTCGGCTGCGCTTCTGGTTCAGGCGGCGGCGCAGATAGGCCATGCCTTTCAGGTCGGTCATGGGCGGTGGATTCTCCTTTCACGAGAAAATATTCACAGTACGGTCTGGGAAGGTCAGAGGGCCCCCTGGGAGGGGGATGCCCCCCGTCCCTGCGTGCGTGTCCCGGCGGCGCTGCGGGCCGTCTCAGCGGCTGCGGTACGCCGTCCAGTCGGTGCTCAGCGGCAGGGCCATGGAGGCATCTGCATCCGGCTCCGTCTGCTGCTCCACAGGCGTAAACAGCTTGTCGCTCTTCTGCCGGTTGCACCAGAAATGCGCCAGCTGCAGGTTGGCGAGGTCGCTGGGGTGGCCGCCCTTGGCCACCGGAATGATGTGGTCGATGCACGGCGAAAGCGGATGCGGAAACTTGTAGCTGAAATCCACAGGCTTGCCGCAGATGCCGCACACGGTCTGGGTGGCGTAGATCTTTTTCTTGTTGCGTTCAAACGCCAGCCGGTGGGTGCCGTCCCGATCCGGGCGTGCAACAGTCTTTGCCATGGGCAGCTCCTTGGGGTGTGCTGCCTGCCGGTCTCCTCAAGGGGGAGGAGGCCTTTTGCAGGCAGGGGGTGTTTTGAAAGGCCGGGGTACAAAATGACCCCGGGGGTCTTTGCAGGCCCCGGGGGTATGAAAAAAGCCGCCCCTGCGGACGGCGGAAAATATCAAAAAAGGCCCGGCTGGTACATTCAGGCTGTTGGGTGAGTAAATGTGTGTTCCCCTGTCGCAGCCGGGCAGCACAAAGCCCGCAGGATTGAAGGGAGTAAACCTTTCCTGCGGGCTCTTGCGATGATACTATTTTATCATGAAATCAAAGACATGTCACTGACGTCGTACTGACGTTTTACTGACATCTGTCACAGTTCCAAAGCATCCACACCTTTACGGTGATGACGGTAAACCTGCCGTACACAGATGCTCATCTTCTGTGCAATCTGCTCCCAGTCCTGAAAGCGGAGATACTTCAGCCGCAGGACCTCGTAATCCTTCGGGTCGTCCACATCCTCCAGTCGGGCCATAAGTTCGGCGTGGAGATCATCACACAGCATGATCTGTGCATTCAAGGCTTTCTCGGCTCGTTCAATACGTTCTACAGTTCGTGCCAGACTCTGCCCATCACCGCTGCCGCCCGGCATTCCGGTCAGTTGCTGCGTGGTACAACCGGTGTCACGTTCTGCTTCATCTAAATCATCTCGCAGGTGCTTGGCCTTTACCATAGCGTCCCCGTACCGACTGAGCCAGCGTCTTTTCTCTTCGTAGGTCAAACTCGTTTTCTCCTTTCTATGGAGGGTATGGAGGGTAGGAACCTATTTCCGAAAACTCCCTAGTAGGGAAACAAAAAAATAGAATATATAGGAAAGTCCCCGGAAAGGCTCCTTTGCCTCCATTCCCTCCATACTCAGTTCTTCAGGCGGGTCTGTTCGTACAGCGGCGGGCCCTGGGTGCTGCGGGCGGGCAGCTCTGCACCGCGGTTCAGCGCCATGCAGCGCAGGCCCTCCTCAGACAGGGCCATGCCCACATACTCGTTGTAGTACATGCCCTTGCGCACCTCGTAGTGCTTTTTGACCTCGATGCCGAATTGCTTGTTGGCCATGCGCCACTTCTCGTTGTTGTCGCTGCACCAGTTGAGATAGGTGCGGAACAGCACGCTGGCCTGCACGGTCTGGCCCTCGGCGGGCTCGGTGCAGTCGGCCAGAAAGGCGGCAATGCGGTCCTGATCCTGCTTGTAGGCGTCCACGGCCTTATCCACAGCAGCACAGGCGGGCAGGCCGTGTTTTTTGCCGCCCTTGCTCAGAGAGAGCCATTTCTGCAGGCCGTCCAGCGCCCAGTTGAGGATGCCGGAGAGCTCCGCTTCCAGCTTCTGGGGCAGCAGCATGTCCTGTTTGTCCGGCGGGATGCACTGGGTGAACGGGATGAGCCGGATGCGCCGCCAGATGCCCACGTCGGTGCCATGGATGCGGGGCAGATGGTTGGTTGCCATGACCAGTTTGAACTCGGGCCGGAACTCAAATTCCTTGCCGTACTGGAAACGGGCCGTGATGGTGTTGCCGCCGGTCATCTGCTTGACCAGACCTTCGTCCAGCATGGCACCCTGATCTCCCTCCTCGATGGTGACAAGGCGGGCCCCTTTCAGGCGGGCCACGTCGCTGCGGGCGGCACCGGAGGAGCGGCTGCGGGCGCTGGTGATGGTCTCGGCCTGGGCGTTCATGCCGTAATCGCCGAACAGCTTGGCCAGCGCCTCCAGGAATGTGGATTTGCCGTTGGAGCCGTCGCCGTAGAGAAAGAACATGCACTGCTCCCGGGTGGAGCCGGACAGGCAGTAGCCGGTCATCACCTGCAGGTATTCGGCCAGAGCCCTGTCCCCGCCGGTGACGGAATCCAGAAACGCCCGCCATGTGGGCGCTGCGGCGTCCGGGTCATAGATGACCTGCGCCAGACGGGTGATATACTTTTCCCGGTCATGGGGCAGCAGCTTGCGGCGGGCCAGATCCAGGATGCCGTTTTGCACGTTCAGCAGGCCCCGGTTCCGGTCGAACTGCTCCGGCAGCATGGGGATGCCGGGCAGGTGCTGGGCCTCCTTGAGAAAGGCCTCCTTGCCCCGGCTGGAGCGGCTTTTCTGGACGTGTCTGCGCTGGGCGGCGGCGTTGTCGGTATCACGGATGCCAAAGCAGGCCTTGTCCATCTGATCCAGCATCTCGTCTGCAAAGCGCTTGACGGTGGCCAGGTCGTCCCGCTGCCAGCGGGTGCCGTCCCACACCAGCCAGCACTTGTCGGTGGGGTTGTAGCGCAGGCGGTCGGCGTACCGGTCACGGAAGCGGCGGGCGTTGCCGGTGTCGTCCATGGAGTAGCTCTTGACGCCGGGGGCCGGCGCGCTGGCCGGGGCCTGCTCCCTGCCGACACCGGTGTATTTGGCATTGAGGGCCCGCAGGGCTTCGTCCTGATCCGCAAAGGCCGGGCCGCCGTCTGCTGTCTGCGGGGGCGGGGTGTACACCTCCTGACAGTCGGCCACGGCACGGTCCAGGGTAGCGTCGCCGTAGGTCTTGGCACCCCGGCGCTGGTCCCACTTGGGGCGCATGAGGCCGGAAGTGCGGAACACATGAGCCATGCGCTCCACATCGGCACCCAACCAGAAGGCCAGCAGGTTGCAGAAGCTCAGATCCGCCTCGCTGTGGCTGGCGTAGTAGGCCTGCCA